AAGGCAAGGAACCCAGATGGGACGGTGAACTATGTGGAATTGAGGCTGGTGTGATGGAGGTCAGGGTCAGCGTGCGGATTGACGAGGCTAAGATAAAAGCTCTGCAGGCTGCGATAGAGCCATCCATACAGCAGGCGGCCGCCGCGGTCAAGACACAGATCGTAAGCGATCAGGTCGTGCCCAAGAACACCGGGGAATTGGAGCAGAGCGCCTTCGTGCGCAAGAAGAGCCGCAGCAAGTACCAGATCGTCTACGATACCCCTTATGCGCGGCGGCTTTATTGGAACCCGCAGTACGACTTCAGGACGGATAAGAACCCCAATGCCCAGGGCTTATGGCTGCAGAGCCATATCGATGGGGAGAGGAAAGAATATTTCAGCAATGCGTTCGGGGAGCTTTTCAAGAAAAATGCGAAGGGGCTGGTGACATGACGCTGAACGATGTGAAGGATCATTTAAAGGCGCGCATTGAGCGCTGCGGCTGGTATCTGGAGAAGATAGACGCCAACCAGGAGTATTGCATCGGCGTATTCTCCACCCGGTCGCCAGAGCCGGTGATACCGATGGGGGGCATCAGGAACAGCGCATATGCAGATTTAGCCGTGTCGATCCTGGTGCATTGGGGCAGGAGCTCAACCCCCGCCAGGGAAAAGGCGCAGGAGGTGTTCGACCTCCTGTTCGGCCGTGAGCTGGTGATCGGGCAGAGGCGGGTCGTCAAGATCGATTTCCGCACATCACGGCCGCAGGGGATCGGCACTGACGACAAGGGGATCTATGAGTATGTGATTAACTTTGTGATTTATTATGACAAGAAAGGGATTGATTGAATGTTTAAGGGAGTATTCCCGGTATACGGGCTTATTTTTAAAATTGGGACCAAGGGCAGGACCAGCACGGACACGGACATGAAGGAGGTTGAAGAGCTGGAGTCATGCGGGCTGTCCATCGACGGCACGATCGATGAATGGACGAACATGGCGTCACAGGGCTGGGGCAGCGCATTGATGACCGGCAAGAAGTTCAGCATGGACCTGAAGGGCAAGAGGAGCATCGGGGATGCGGGGAACGATTATATCGCGGACACGGCATGGAAGGACGGCCTGGACTGCTCGTCCATGGCGGAGATCACGTTCCCTGACGGGGCTAAGCTGGAGTTCGACTGCGTGATCAATGTGACCAACCCCGGCACTGGCGAATCCACAAACGTGGCGGGGTTGGAGTTCACGCTGCAAAGCGACGGCAAACCGGATTACACGCCGGCGGCATAGGAGGCATTTATGGCTAGAAAATATGACATAGCAAAGAAGATATTGAACGGCAACGCCAGGCCGACGGTCAAGATTGACGATGGGCATGAGTTCAGGATCAACAATGGCAAGAGTGCGGCACTGATGATGCAGGCCATCATCGATGAATCCGGGGAGGGGGCGGAGGCGTTGGACAAGATCGTCATCCTGGGACTCGGGAAAGAGGCGCATGAGTACATCGAGTCGCTCGACCTGCCGCTGCCGGTGTACAATGACATCGCCAATGTGATCATGGCCGCATTCAGCGACATATCGCTGGAGGAGATGGAGGAACTGGCGAAGGAGCAGCAGGGAAAAAAGTAGGCAAGTGGTATGATATCTTCGAGGACTGGGAACTGATCGTCTCGTCATTTGCGATGCAGTATAATATCCGGTTGAATGAGATGTATGGGGACAACGACATGCCCTGGCCGGAGTTCTGCACCCTCCTGTCCGGGATAACGGCGAGGACGCCGCTCGGCATAATCGTCGGAATCCGCATCGAGGATGACAATGACACGCTCAAGTATTTCACGGCGGAGCAGCACAGGATCAGGAATGCGTGGCGCAGCAGGCATAGCGCCTTTGAGCACATGACAGAAGACGAGAAGTCAGCTGGGGCCAAAGCCCTGCAGGGCTTTTTCTCAGGAAGCATGGGAAGGAGGGCGGACCATGGGGGAAAACATAGGGAAGATCAGACTTGACCTGGAGGTCAGCTCCGACATATCCAAGCAGGTCAGCGCCATAACGGGTGCCATGGGCAAAAACATAGAGTCGGCACTTGCCAAGTCATTAGGGAGAACAAAAAAGCAGGCGCAAGACAGCGTGAAGGCGACGGCGGGGGGCATATCCGATAATGTGAATAAGTCCATGTCGGATATGGGGCTGGGCTTAAGAAAGCGCCTGACGGCAACGATGGCAGCGTTAAGGAAGGTCAAGGCGCCAAAGATGAGCATCCCCTTCGCGCGCAACGGCGCAAACAGCGTGAAGGCACAGGCGGAACCCTCGGCGGACACAACCAAGGGCCTGCCGGCAGATGCGGTTTCGGGGTCGGCGGATTCAAGCCGCGTCATCGACCTGAAGAATAAGATACGCGCCACTACGGAGCAGGCGGAGAAGCTGAGGAGGGAGATTGCCGGCATGGACAGCCAGAAGGTGCCGACAGCCGAATTCACAGCATTGCAGAAGGAAATCGAGAAGACCGAGCAGAGGCTGCTCTCCCTGCTGAACAGGCAGGAGAAGCTAGAAGAGGTGGGCAAGGTCAGGAAGGGCAGTGCGCAGTGGAAGGGGCTGAAGTATGACATAGAGGCGACTGACCAGCTGCTATCCAGGCTTGAGGAGAGGATGCGGGCGATGCAGGCGGCGGGGGATGCCTCCGCGCCCAGATCGGCGACGGCTGAATATGAAAGGAAGCAATCGGCACTGCAACAGCTAATGGCCAAGCTTGATGTCTACAAGGCGAAGCTGTCTGAGGTGGGAGCCAAGGAGAATGAAGCGGCGGCAAGCACCAGGAGGGCCTCGACAAGCCTCGGGGGCATGGGGGTGCGGCTCAGATCCTCATCACGCAGCGGGTCAACGCTATCCGCAGGGATGCGGCGGCTTGGGTGGATGCTGCCCGGACTTAACAGCCATATCAAAAAGACCTCGCGCAATTCCTCCATGGCCAGCACGAGCATGGGGCGGTTCATGCGGACGTTGATCGTGTCGCGGGTATTGATGTCAGCTGCCGTCAGGGCATTGTCAGCATTGGGCGGCTATATGCTCAGCTGCCTGAAGACCAACAGCCAATTCAGCTCTTCATTAAGCCAGGTGCAGATGAACCTGAAAGCGGCGTTCATGCCGATCTATCAGGCGATACTGCCAGCCATCAATGCCCTGATGGGCGCGCTGTCCACAGTGACGGTTCAAATCGCGGGCTTTATCAGCGCTTTATTCGGCAAGACCTACTTGCAGTCGGTGAAAGCGGCCTCCGGCATGGATGCCGCGAGGGAGGCGATGGACTCGTATGGCTCAAGCGCGTCGGATGCGGCCAAGGAGGCGCAGAAGCATCTGATGGGATTCGATGAGGTCAACAAAGTCGACAACCCCGCGAGCAGTGATTCCGGCAGTGGAGGCGGAGGCGGATCCGGTTTAGGGGCGGCAGGCGCCGAAAGCGAGGCGATCGGCCTTGCGGCAAAAATGAAGTCCCTCCTCAGCAAGATATTCCAGCCGTTCAAGGAGTCGTGGGCGGCCGAGGGGCAGAACACGGTCGCGAGCATCAGGCACGCTTTTTCAGGCATATGGAACCTGGCCAAGGAAATCGGCAAGAGCTTCCTGGAAGTCTGGACGAACGGAACGGGGACGAAGCTGCTTGCCACCATGCACAAAATACTGCAGAACATATTCAACCTGGTCGGGGATGTCGGGAACACCTTTGCAGAAGCATGGGAGAAAGGCGGGATAGGGACCAAGGTCGTGCAGAACATCGCGGACGCGCTGCAGCTCGTGCTTGACATCATAAACAGCATGGGTGGATCCCTGATCAAGGTATGGGGCGAAATAGGGCCCGCCGTGGCAGGCGCTTTCATGGGCATACTGAGATCCACAAGCGAAGTCCTGAGGAATATAGCGGAGAAGCTTAAGCTCGTGTGGGATAAAGGCGGGAAGCATTTATTCGAAGGCTTGGTTAAACTGGGAGCCAAGCTATTTGAGCTGGCCGGATACGTCTACACTGGATTTGCCGCGCCATTCGCCATGTGGCTTCAAGATCTGCTTGCTCCGGCATTTGCCGCCGTATTGGATGTAGCCGGCTGGCTGCTGGATAGAATAACGGCTTTGATTGATTGGCTGATGAATGACGGAAAGCCCGTGCTTGATGTGATAGTGACAGTTTTGGGCAGCGTGGCCGTCGCATTCACGGCCATAAGGACCGCCATATCGGCCGTGACGGGCGTGGTTAAGGTGGCGACCACGGTTGCCGGTGCCCTGAGCTCCGCGATAGGGCTCCTGGCCAGCCCGATAGGCATAGCCACCGTGGTGATCGGCGCCCTGATAGCAGCCGGCGTCCTGCTCTATAAGAATTGGGACACCGTACGGGTTAAAGCGGGTGAGATCTGGGAGAAGGTCAAGCAGGTGTTCCAGGGGTTCAGTGCTTTCGTAACCGGCCTTTTCAAGAACGACTGGACGAATACGTTCGGCGTGCTGGGGGATGTGCTGAATGCGTTTTTTAGGAACTTAAGCAATATATGGGGCAGCATCAAGCAGATATTCAATGGTATCACCACCTTCATAAAGGGCGTCTTCACAGGAAATTGGCGGCAGGCATTCCAAGGGCTGTGCGACATCATCAAAGGCGTGTTTGGCGGCATCGTGTCAGTAGTCAGGGCACCGATCAATGCGGTCATCGGGATCCTCAATGGGTTCATAAGGGGCCTGAACAGGATCAGGATCCCCAGCTGGGTCCCGGCGCTTGGCGGCAAGGGCATCAACATCCCATCAATCCCCTACCTGGCCAAGGGCGGGCTCATAGACAGCCCGACCCTAGCGATGGTAGGCGAGCAGGGCAAGGAGGCCGTCATGCCGCTTGAGAACAATACGGGCTGGATCAACCAGCTGGCGGACAAGATAGCTGCCAGGAATGGCATCAGGGCTTCTGGCGGCATATCCAAGGCCGAGATGCAGGAGATCATGAGCCAGTTCGCGAATGAGGTCATAACTGCCATGGGCAGGATGGGCTTTTACGTGGATGGCGAGCTCTTGGCGAGGATGGTAGAGAAAGGGATGGCGAGCTTTAACAGGAGATTTGAGATAACATAGGGGGTGGTCGCAAGTGACCGATATCTTGATGGCCGGGGGAGTGGCTTTGCCGCCCCCCGCATCCATCTCCGTGGATGATGAGATAATCTGGAGCGAGGGCACGGGCAGGACGCTGTCAGGGCTGATGGTCGGCGATGTCGTGGCGGAGAAGAAGAAGCTGGGCATAAAGTGGGGAGTGCTCCAGGAAAGCGGGATCATGCTGATCAGGCGGCAGCTTGTCGCAGGGTATTTCCCCATCAAGTTCCATGATGACGGCATCGACATGACTATCACGGGCTACAGGGGAACGCTCACGAAGGAACAGATAGGCAGGCTCGGAGACGGGATATTCTGGTATAGGAGCGCCAGCGTCTCCATCATCCAAAGGTAGGTGGTTAAATGATAAAGACTTCAAGGGAATATAAAGATAGCATAATTGAAAACCGTGTATTCCATGCCAAGGCGGCAATCACCCTGGCAGATGGAACGGTCTTGAGTTTAGATGATGGGAACATCATGGAGGGCGGCCTCAGTTTTGATGAGGGGACATCTGGGAATGGAACGTTCGACATAGGCTCTGCCGTCATTGGCAGATGCAAGATATTGATTGACAACATGGATGATGCATACAGAGAGCACGACTTTACCGACGCCGCCATACGCCCTGCCATAGGCCTGGAATTAGCCGACTCCATTGAGTGGCTGAACAAGGGCATATATACCGTGGACGAGGCTAAAATGTCAGGCGCCACCATCAGCATCACAGCCCTTGACAATATGGCTAAGTTCGACAAGGCCTGCGGCGCGCTGCCGGCAAAAGGGGAAACGCTCCGGGAGCTGGCGATGAACGCCTGCTCGGCGTGCGACGTGACGCTGGGCACCAGCGATTTCCCGAACGCTGATTATAAATTAGCATCCAGCATCGAGGACGCCCTGACATGGCGGCAGTCCATATCCTACGTGGCGCAGATAGCCGGGTGCTATGCGAAGATAAACGCCAATGGGCATCTGATCCTTGGCTGGTATGACTTCTCGGCGTTTGAAGACGAGGGGGAGCTGGACGGCGGCGGGCTGGGGGGCCACGACCAGGGCGCGGAGGTCGACGGCGGCGATTTCAGCGATTACGGGCAGGAAACCACCGTTGACGGCGGAGGCTTTGAGGGGCTGGACGCCTGCCATCACATCTATGCGCTGGCATCACAGGAGATTTGCACTGATGATGTGGTCATCACGGGGATCAAGGTCACGGAGGATACCGACGGCGCCGCCACCTGCATGTATGGCGGGGAGGGGTATGTGTTAAGCATCTCCGACAACCCGTTCATAGGCAAGGGGCAGGCCGAGGCGGTCGCGGCATGCTTGGGCGAGAAGGTTGTCGGCATGCGGTTCAGGCCATTGACCGTGTCGGCATTGTCCGACCCGTCCATCGAGGCCGGCGACCTGGCGGTCGTGTCCGACAGGAGGGGCAACGCCTACAGGGCCGTCATAACGAACTTAAGCTACACGATCGGCAACTATGAGACGTACGCCTGCGACGCGGAGACGCCAAGCCGGAACAGCGCGGACAGGAACGCCGCACTGACCAAGGCCATCGTCAAGAAGCTGGTCGAGGCCGAGGCGACGGAGCGGGAGAGGATGTTCGAGGACCTGAACACGCGGCTGGAAAACTCCGGCGGGCTGTTCACGACATTTGAGAAGCTCCCGGACGGCAGCGTCAAATACTACCTCCACGACAAGCAGCAGCTGGCGGACTCCACCTACGTCTGGAAGATAACCAGCGAGGTCATGGCCGCCAGCACGGACGGCGGGAAGACCTATACGACGGCGTTAAGCGTTGACGGGCAGTTCCTCATCGACCAGATCAGCACGATCGGGCTGACTGCGGAGATAGTGAAGACGGGGATATTGAAAAGCAAGGATTATGCTGCCGGAGCGTCAGGGCTAAAGATTGATTTAGACAAAGGCACTATTGAGGGCGCAAGCATATTAATGAATGGCGGGGAAATCAATATTTCGGCTGAGAGCTCCTCAATCTCAAAGATATCCATAAGATGGCAATCCGGGTCACGCAGCATCACTGCGGGCATAACCCCCCAGAGCATCAGGTTCGATGACGGGCAAAAGTATACGCAGGTCGGGGTGAGCGGGGTTTATCTCAGCACTAATGGATATTACTGGGATGGCGGGGCCCCGGGGGTGAATGTGACCCAAAGCGACATTACTTTTTACAATGGCGGCGGCAGCACAGGCTACATTTTAGACTATGCAATGATGCAGAAATTGCGAGCGCTCATTAATTAGACCGAAAGGGGGCATCAAATGGCAATAACAACAGAATATAAGAAGATAAGGATCCGGCGGGGCTTAAGCAAGGACATCAGCCTCACGAAACTGGTCGCCGGTGAGTTCGCCCTGCTGACGGACACGAAAAAGCTATATGCGTGCATCACGCCGGGGGAGGTGAGGGAGTTTGGCACCA